GCCGGTCGCCACTCCGCTTGCATCCACAGCCCACACTTCGCCAGCTGCCTGGTGAGCCGTTACTGCTGGGTAAGATCCACCATCCACCGCGCTGGTTCCCGATCCGCTCGCGGTGGCGACGGGAGTAGATGAACTACCACTAGTCCCGCTAGTGGTGCTAGCGCTACTTCCTCCGCTGCCGTTGTTCCACGTGCCACTAGCAGACAAGCCAGCTTGATTCAGCAGTGTTTGGAGTTGGCTCGCTTGCGATGTCGTAAGCCCACTGCCGTTGAGAACAATGTCCTCAATCTGGTCTATCTGCTCAGCGAGCGCGCTTGTTGCACCACCACCGGACAGAGCATTCAGCGCGCTTACCACTGCCTGTGCTGCCGCTACAGGATCCGTAACTGAGGAGACTCCACCAGCGCCCGATGCCGTTGTTGTTGCGACGGTGCTAGTCGATCCGCTGCCCGAGTATGTGGAGTTAAGCGGCTGTGGAGTTGTGCTCGTGGTGCCGGCTGCAGCCGATCCACCTGTCAAGGCCGACAGCGCAGACTGTGCTGTGGTTACAGCCTGCTGCGCGGTCTGGACATCCTGAGCAGTTGGGGCACCCGAGAATGTCTGGCCGAAGTACTGCGTATCGACGTCGAGAACGGCCTGCGCCTGCGCCAGCGCGTCCTGAGCCAACGCCGTGGGGCTCGTGCCTTTCGCGGGCATCAGTGCTTGTGCTGCAGCCAGCGCTTGCTTGTATGTGGTGCCCGGCAGTGGAATGTAGGAATAATCAAAAGACTCGGTGCCGAAATCGCCGACGCCGGTCAAGAGAGGATTTTGTCCGATTGTGTATCCAGCGGGCGCGCCGACGCTGCCGCCGCTGGTCGCCGTGCTGCCGAAAGCAGCCTGCATGTCGGCGGCAATGCCGTTTACCGCCGCCGCCACATCGTTCAGTTGGCTCAGTGCTCCCGTTGCCGCCGAGCCAATCGCGTTGAGACCTGCAACTACTGGTCCCCCGGCGGCCGCCAAAGCATTCTCCGCGCTGGTGACAGCCTGGGCCGCGCTCATATATTGCTGCGCACTTGCAGAGCCGCTCTGGTAAGCAACTGTTACGTCTTGTAGTTTCGCCTGTGCAGCCGCGAGAATTTGTGTCTGCAGGGATACCGCATCGGTGAGCCCTTGGGTGCCCGTGGCAGCGATAGCAGTTTGCTCATCCATCGCCTCTTGCGCAGATTCGACCGCATTAACCGCACTGGCGTACTGCGCCGCGTTGGCCGTCCCAGCCTGCACAGCGGCGGCGACATTATCGAGATTCGCTTTGGCGGTCGCGAGTGTGGAGGCAAATCCAGATTCCGCCACGTTCGCCGCGTTGACTGGGACTGCCGCATTAGCTTGGGCGATATTCAGCGCATCTTGAGCTGTGGTGACGGCCTTTTGCGCTGCCTCCACTTGTGCATATGTGGCCAATCCAGACTGGTACGCCGCCGTGAGATCAGTCAATTTGGATTGAGACGCCGCGACTGCCGCAGTTGCCAAGGCAGTGGAAGTGGTTACTCCTTGCAGCCCGGTCGATAGGACTGCCGAGGCTTGATCGAGCGCGATCTGCGCGTTGAGTTGTGCGGTCAGAGCCTTCTCGTACTGCACTCCTACAGACATGCCCTGCTGCATTTCGCCCGCAAACTTGGCGACATTGGCGGTGGTCTCATTAAGCGCCGATTGCAGCCCTACCAATGCATTCGGCATTCCCACAATGGGAGCATCGAGTTGCTTTTGGAGCGCGGCGATCTGCTTATCGAGACCGAGTGCCGCAGAAGTCGCAGGACCGAACTGCGTAGCGAGATCCTTGAGCAGATCGATTTGCGCCTGAGTGGAAGCGCCCGACCCGTTCATGTAGCCGATGTAATCCTGGACGGTGGTCGAAAGTCCTTTCAGTCCGGTCTGTGTCGCGGCATACGCCATCTGCACGTTCTGCTCAGCAGCGGTCACTGCCGCCGTTCCCGCTGCAGATCCGTCATTGGCCGTCTGTGCATCGTGAAGCGCCGAAATATACGTGTCAAGGGATGCGACTGACGTGTTGTAGCCTTTGGTGGCGAGGTCTAGCGATGCTACGGCGACGGTCTGCTCGTTGGCCGACTCCTGCTGTGCCGAAACGGTGAAACCAACGGCAGTAGCCATCCTGGTGGCCATATCGGAGATAGCCTGCATTGAGCCCGGCACTGGCGCAAGCACCGCATTGAGATTATTTTGAGCGGTCGTAAGAGCGCTCTGTGCGGACAGATAGTCGGCTGCGCTCTTGGTCCCATTCTGGTATCCGGTGGCGACCTGATTAAATTTGGTCTGCGCATCCTGCAGAACCTGATTTAGCAACGTCTGCTGGTCGGTGGCCTTGGCCGTCGCGCCAGTCAGGATCGTGAGTCCCGATGTCCATCCCGTGATGCTGTCGGCAAGGTTCTGTTTTGCCAGCGAGTCCTGCGCTGTCTCGATGAGCTTGACCGCTGCCGCGTATTGGCCAGCAGAGATCGTGCCGAGGTCCAGAGCGGTCTTCAGTGTGGCGAGCTTGGCTTCCCACTGCTCTGTGGCTGTGCCGGCCGTTCCGGTTCCCTGCGATACCGTGGCGATGCCAGCAAGGAAATTCTTCAGATCGGTATCGGTGATGCCTTGCAGCGTGGAGCGCGCCGCATTCATCCGATCCTGGTAATCGACCCAGAGCGCCGCGCCGCCTGTGATCGCAGCCGCCAGCACGCCGGTTACGACGCCCGCTAGGCCAGCCACGCCAGCCTCAGCCGCGACAGCCGCGGTACCGAGTCCTTCAGTCGCCACGGCGGCCGCCGTCTCCTCAGTCGCTACCGTCTCCGCGCCGATACCGAATGTTTCCAGCAGTCCCGTGACGGCTGGTAGCAGTCCTTCGAGCCCCGTGAATGCCAGGCCAAGCGCCGCCAGTCCGCCAGTTACTGGGATGATCGCAGCAGCCGCGAGACCGAGTCCGACGACCGTATCTTTCATCGGCTCGCTGAGCGAGTTGAACGCGGCGACAGCCTCTTGCAGGAAGGGTACAATGTCCGTCTTGGTGAGTTCGAGTAGATCGGATATCACAGGCAGAATCGCCTGTCCCACCTGGACCATGATGCCTTCCCAGGCGTTGGCGAGCTGCTGCCACTGCCCGCCGAAGGTCTGCTCAGCGACTTGCTGCGCCGTGCTGCCGAGAGATCCCAGAGCGGTATTCAGGACTTCGATTCGCTCGCTCTGGTCGAGCGCCTTGAACATCGCGGCAACGCTGTCAGCAGTTGCGTTCGCGCCCGGCACAACCTGATTGAGCGCCGATGCCAAGCCAGCGAGTGAGATCCCGAGCGACGTCAGAGTGCGAGCGGAAGCCGTGCCCGCTGTCGCCATCTGGTCGAACTTGGTGGCAGCAGTCTCGATGTCAGTTCCCATAATGGCGGCGCCGTTGGCCACCTGCCCAAGCTCTTCGACCACATCCGCCGACGGGCCGAGTATCTGCTGCATGCGCGTGGCAGCGGACAACAGCGAAGGCATCGCAAGCCCGTCGGACATGCCGAGTTGCTCTAGCCCCTCGATGGTCTCGTGTGCCGTGTCGCCGGATCCGGTAATATTGGTCAGCGCGATGGACGCTTTTGTGATGCCGTCGGCAGCCGATAGAGCCTCGCTGCCGAGCTCCGTCAGTCCCTCAGTGATTACGAGCGCCTCGCCGACTGCTGCGAGTTGCTCAGCCATCTCCGCGAGCTTCGAGCCAGCCTCGCCCGCCGCTTCGCCCGCTTCACTGGCGGACTCCCCGAAGTCATCGAGACCGGACGCCGCATCGTCACCTGCCGGTCCGATACCGCCGAGGGCTTCCGTGACGACATCCGCCGCGGCGGAGACGCCGGACACGCCCTCATTGAATGCATCGGCGATGGCTTCGCCTGCCTGCTGCGCCTGGTCTTGTGCGGAGGAATAGCTTGCGGCGAGGCTCGAATAATCTCCGGTTACCGAGACGCCTATGGCCCCGATTATTTCTTCGTTCGCATCAGCCATTTAGTTTACCCATGACGGAACCTGGACCTGCACGGGTCCACGCATTCGCTTGAGATTATCGCGCTGCTCTGGCGTTAGCTTGTCCAGTGCCGCTCCCCACATCTCCATAATTTTGTGTTTGCCCCACGCGAGGTTCTCTCGCTGCTCTTTTGTGAGCGGAGGTTTGATTCCGCGCGCGGCTTCCCACACGCGTTTGAGCGCGGTGAATTCGGGATAAGTGAGCAGCCAAAAGGCAAGCTCTGAGAGTCCAAGACCGTCATTAGAAGTCCCGAACGCCCAGAGCTTGAGCCAGTATTCTTCGGAGTACGGCGCTATCGCTAGCTGGCCGCTGATTCCGCTATCGGAGGAACCGCTGCCAGCTTCCTCTGGCGGTCCTCCGACCATTTTCCCATCGCTGCGCCCACAGCCTTGTCGATCTCTCCCATATCGTCGATCTGGGTCGCCCAGTAGTCGGCGGTCGGAGCGGCATTGAGGTCCACGCGGTTTGGCTGTTTGAGGTCGAGGAAGTTTTCCGCGACACAGCAAGAGAACACCGTCACCAGGTTGCCGATGCAATCGGGATTCTTGACCGTGATCGTTGGAGGATCGGATTGCAGCCGCATATTGGGGTTCGGAATGGTCTTGGTCGGCGCGCAGGCTTGGCCGATGTTGGCCGGATCGATCCCGCGGCGGCGCATGAGTAACTGCGCCGCTAGGGAATACCGGACGGTGAGATTGACGTGCTCACCGACACTGATGGTAAGGTAATCGATTCCTGTCATGGCTCAGCCTCGATTAGAGCGGCCCGGCGCCATAGACGACACTGATGGTGTTGTCGATGGTGATTTCGCACGCGCAGGTCAAGGCCTTGGCAATGCTCGCGTCCGGCGTGAACTTGCTCAGATAGCCGTTGAACAACCACGCGGTGCCATCGGTGCCGAGTGCCCAGACAACCTTCCATTGCTGCAAGGCCGGGGGTGCCGTGATGATGATGTTGAATAGCGTCTGGTCCTGAGTGGCAGCCGGCTCCCAGTAGAGCGTGAATGTCAGCGCTCCGGACTTGAGAAGCGTTCCGAGCATGCGGTGTGCAGTGCTGGTTTGGTTAGACACGTCCACCATGTCGATGGACACGCCGTTGAACTTGATGTCGCCAATCCGTCCTTGGAGGACATAAGTGGGCGGGCTGGTGGGGCCGCCGAGATACAGGCTGGTGTTGAAACTTGCGATAGCTGGAAGCGCTAAAGTTGACATGTTATTCGGTGCTCCTTGGTGATGCGGTTCGTGAAGCGGTTAAATATTCGTGTTATTTGCAACACGGAAATCGAGGATCTCTGTCCAAGCCGGCGTCGGCATAACACTGTAATCGAGAACTCCTCGTTGCGAAAGTTTGAAGTTAGCCGCGCTCAACGGTGGGCCCGGAGGCGACTGGAATTGCGAATCGGTCACACAGTCCACGCGCGGCATCCACGAATTCTGAATGTAGTTCGCGAGGTTCTTCGCGACGACCGAATCCATGTCCCAAACACTCAGTTGCAAGCGGACCCACTCCAACGCCAGCGGGCCGGTCTGCACGTAGTCGAGCACGCTCGATACGACCTCTGTCGTCACGCACGTGCCCTGCCCGACGTAGCCCTTCGGCAGTTGGGTGTCAAAGAACCGGAATGTTCCGTTGGTCCCGAGCAGATAACTCTGCATGCCGGCGTCCTGCATCGCCAGCGTTCGGAGCTTCTGTTGGATTGGCATCGGGCTCATATTTACACCGTTGCGAGCGTAACCTTGATTCGCGTTTGCGTCGTCTGACTATCCGATTCAACGCCCGAGATTTCATAATTGAATCCGTCGATCATCGCGATCCACGCGCCCTTGTCGTCGCTGTTCTCGCCGCGCCATCCGGCGTCGAGTTGCGGGTACCAGGAATCCAGCAGCACGTGCCGAATTTCGGACGCCGTTATCTCGGTCAGCGCGCGCACTTCGGTGGCTACGATGTTCGCTGGGCTCTCAGGAGCCGCGATGCACGGAATATTCATCAGTCCGCTCACAGGCGTGTAGTCGAATTCCACCGCGCCAGTCGGCCCAATCACTGGCACCGGCTCCATCGCCGTGAACAGCGACACGAACAGACCCGTCGCGATAGCCGCGGGCATCACACCGGCGATGGCCAACGCTATGGCGTCCTGGTTCATTCCTTTTTCGCTGCCTCGACGAGCGCTTCTACGGTTCCGGCCAATCTCTCGCAAGCTACCGCGATTCGCTCCCACGCCCACGAGAACCTCTCAACAGCCTGTATCACCGCCATCTCTTTCTCTTCGTCGTTCATGTTGCACTCCCATTCAGCGGAACTAACGGAGGCAGTAACGACAGCACGGGCACATCGGCCGGCAACTTCGTCCACGACAGAACGTTCACGAGGTATGTCGGGTTGCCGGGATCCCACTGCTCGACGATCTGCCGCACTGTCTGCCCTTGCGCGATCTGCAGCCACAACTGGCGATACAGCGCGGCGACTCCCAGTGGCAGCGATGCGAACACGGCGAGCGCCGGGTCCGGAGAACCCGGTTGTGGTCGCGTGGCACCGAGTTGACTCGCGTAGTCGAGGTCGCCCGGGTTGTTGCGCAGCGCGGGGATAGTCGCGCCGGCAAAGAATCCTTCCTGTGTCGCGATTGCACAAGCGAGCAGCGATACGGGGTCGGTCGGTTTCATTATTTGCTCTCCTGCCCCAGCTTCAGGCCCTTCGCGAATTCTGCCTCAGCCGTCACCTTCACCAACGCATCCTTGATCGAGTTCGTGTTCTTTTCGAGCAGCTCTATGGCATCCTTCGAATCGGCAATGTGGCCCGATTGCTCCGCGAGTTGCGCAGAGTTCCGGCGCGCCAGGAGATTGTTGATGATGCCGAACGTTGCGGCAACCGTCGCGCTAATCGTGGGCACCAACGCCAGTACGATTGTGGTTGTGTCGCTCATTGCCTCGCCGAATCCTTTTTCGCCATAACGACCTCGGTGAGTAATCGCAGTGTCGCCGTGTGGTCGGCCACCGTAGATTCAATCCGCTCTTGTTTTTCGCAGATCGATTCCAGCGACTTAGCCGTTACCTGATTCACGACATTCTGCGAGCTTTGCAAGCGCGCGGCTAAGTCGGCGAAACTACGAACCTCGACCATGCCCGCCTTGAAATCGTCGCGCAACTCGCGTATGTCAGACTGCATGCCGGTCAGTCGCTCGCCGGACTGCGCGTCTCCCTTCGCGCTGTTGATGCGCCAGCCCAACAGCCACGAAATAAAGCCGGACACAATGCCGACGGCTGCCCCAGGTATCCAATCGGTACTCATTGTGTGTTCCGCTGCCCCCTTTGGCGTCATGACACCGCACCGCCTCCCGTCTGCCGCTGAAGCTGGTTAAGCCAGCGATCGCGGAATGCCCACGAAGTGCCGCACTGCTCGAAGATCGCAAACGCGCCCGAGTTATCGTCCATATCCAGATAGGCCTGTGCCTGTGTCTTGAGCGCTGCCGCTGCCGCCGCTGGGTTGAGCTTCACGTCGAGCAACTGCGTCACTGCCGCGAGCCGCGCTTGATTCCCCGCCAGCGTGTTGAGAGCGAGCGCCGCCGCGCGCAGGAAGTTACTCGGGCACTGCGGCAGATTGAGCGCACCACCCTGGTAGCTGTAGTACATGGAGCTCTGCCAGGTTAGAGAGTTAATCTGCATCAGCCCGTTGATTTCGTCGTCGCTGAATATGCCAGGCGCAACCGTGTCAGGTATGAGTAACCTGACATAGAAGATTGGCGTTCCTGGAATGTAAGTGAACATTTCGTCTTACTCAAAACAAAAGCCGCTACGCCGCCTCCTACGAGATGACGTAGCGGCTTGTTACCGCGATCTTACTAAGTCCTAGGAGCCGGAACCGTTGGATCCCACGACGCTCCTCCCGTCCATAGGAGACGCTCCCATGACTCCCATGATTTTCAGGTTCTGGTTGTTCGACCAGAAATTTCCAAGCGTGGGGTCTGGTCCGCCACCCATACGCTGAGTGGTCGGGATCTCCGTGAACAATTGCGGCTCCTTGAATCCGGTCAGAAATCCGACTTCGACGCCGGGCCGCTCTTGCGACATCGGATCGCACACCATCATCCACGAGTGCGGATTGTTCGTTGCCACCAGAGTGAGGTACGGGTCATACACTAGCGTGAGATTTTCCATCGCCCAGTTTTTCACGCGGGCGAGTTGGCCAATCAGGTTCGCGCTCGTGCCCGCCACGCCGCCCTGGTTGCTCACCATGACATCGAGCATGTTGGCCAGGTTCTTCGCGGTGCCGTAATCCGACGCGCCGTAGTACAGCGAGATCTTGCCACCGATCATGATTGGGTCGCCGGTCGCGTCGAGCTGTCCAGCCAGAATGTTGTACGCGTCCACAATCGCCTGGATACTCAGTCGCGGGTTGTTGCTGCTGGCACCGTTCGCGATGGTCAGTTGATTGTGGTAGCCGCTCTGAAACAGAGGGTTCGCCGCCGGAGTGGAAGTGTTCGGCCCGTTGGCGTCGAAAAATTGCTGTGTGATGAACTTGGCGATACCGCGATTGCCTTTTATCGACAGGCGCTTCGGAACGTCGCGGAAAATTCCCAGATCATCGCCGACGAATGCCGCCCAATTGATTGACGCGCTCGCCTGGTAGAGCAGTGGCGAGTACGTCACGGCAGCCGTGCTGGTGGCGGGCGTCGGGGGGATCGCGCCATTCTGCGGCGCAGGTCCCAACATCGCCTGTTGATTCGGAGGTGCGCCAGGATCGCTGCTGGTGTACGGCGTCACCAGACCGTCGTACATGTACCGCTTGACGGTACGGAAGTCGCGCAGGTCGGCAGACTTAACGCAGTCCATGTTGGTTATGGGCCATGCCGCGAAATTGCTGTAGTACTGGCGGTCAATCACATCAGCGTACAGCGATTGATAGTCCTGCGAAGACATCGTTTCCTGCAGGCTCAACTGGCGACCGTTGACGCGATAGATTGCGGGGTACTCTTGGCGCAGCGCCTCGACGATGTACGGATTGCAAGCGCCGGGAGTCAGCGCGGCCTTCCAGAACAGCGGTTCCAGCTTGCCCGCGATGACATCGTTGAGCAGGCGTCCGGCTTCCATGACGCGCCGATTGTGCGCGGTCGTGGCCCGCTGGTGAGCGATCTGATAGCCCTGCACGTGCGGAGTGAGAGCGTCGTGACTCCACTCGGCCAACTGACCGGCAAACTCCATGCCGCCGCCACCGCGTGGCACCGCGCCGTGCATGTCATTGCCGGGCGTGTATTCGGGAGCTCCAATTCGTAGCATGTCGTTAGTCTCCGATCTTGATGTTGGTCGCGGTGTTTGTCGCGCCCGAATTGACTCCGGGTCCGCTCGGGTCGATATGCCCGAAAGGCGTGTCGCTCGTGGTTCCGGTGATCAACAGACCGGTGGTCACGTTGGTCGCGCTGTCGAGCGTGCCGCTGGCGTAGAGAGGCGCGCCGGGTCCGAGAGCTTCGGGAGTGTACGGCGAGTGACTGGAAGAGCCCACCACCGTGCCCGTGAAGGTGCCCGTGAAGTAGCACGTGCCACCGCCGCTATTGGCCTGGTAGCCGTTCAGTGAGCACGCGGGCTCATTGCCTACGAGAATCAAATCGCCGGGCAGAACGGTCGAAGGCAGAAGCACGAAGCGCGGCGAGGTCGGTGTGCCTTGATAGACTTGGTTTTTCACTTTAGTTCGTCCGTCCTTTCATGGCCCGCTCTAAAATCTTCGGGTCATTCGTGCCGAGCAGAGCGGCCCAGGATTCCTTGTAAGTCTCGCTCTCGGCTTTCTCGTTGGCCGCGATGGTCGCGCGCTGCGCATCGGTGAGTTCGACCGGAGGCGGCGCGCCCATGCCGGTGACCCGGGGACCCGCACCGATAGCGCCACCGAATCGACGAGCCTCAGCATTGACGGCCTCGACGAATTTCTTGCTGTCGAGCGCGCCCGCTTCTTTCGGCACACCCTTGTCCACCACCGTCTCGATGATGTACATCTTTGCCGACTCGTTGAGCGACACGCTTTCGAGCGTGCGTGCGCCGAGTTCGATCGCTTCGCGCCGTACGTCCTTTTCGACGAGCCTTTGCAGCAGCAACTTCTCTTCTGCGTTCATACTGGACTCTCCTGTGGCGCCGTGCGCCGATTCGGTCAAAATCATTCCACCCGCGCCGGCGCGCGTCACGACATCGACGCTCTCCGCGCTGGTCAATTCCTTGAGCACTGGCCGGCCTTCGCGTGTCTTGCCGGACTCCGCGACACCCGATGCGCGGATCGACATGCCGACGTGCGGGGCTTTCTCCTCGACCGTCTGCGCGTGGTCCGCGAACACCTTCATGCGACCGTACAGACCCGGGCCTTTCGCGTGCGACTCGTGATACACGGCGTCCGTGGTCAGGACGCCGGCTAGATTCTTGACATCGCCTTCGGGCCGCTGTGCTTCCTCAGCCGCCGTCTGGTGATTGAGGTACACGTGCGTGCCAGCTTTGAAAACGTTGGGCCCATCGCGCTTGAGCACCTCGGCAGGGTAGAACGCGGTCGAACCTTTGCCAGGCGCGATCAGCTTGATCTCGTAATCCGCCTTGGCTTCGACTAATCGAATCGCATCCAGCGTTGTCGCAGACTCCACAAGGTGTAAGCCAGCGCCAGCGGCCGATCCGGATTCTTTGCCCTTCGCGAACACGGCGACTTTTCCGGTTCCACCGCATGTGTCGCAATCCTCATCGTCTTTACCGTCTCCCGTGCCGTCGCAGTCGGGGCAATCCTTCATCGGCTTGCGGGCTTCGCGAGTGCGCCGCGATTCGCTGGTGTCCGTAGCGCCGTCCTGCCAGGCTTTCGGTAGCTCGCTCGCCCAACCCTTGGCCTTTGCGATGCGGATGATGTTTTTCTTGATGACATCGGTCGAGTAATTGTCTGAACCCGCGCGACCGATGCTCGATGCCGCGGCACTCACGTCGGCTGCCTTGAGAATCGGGAAGCTTTTGTTTTTGCCGGCGAAGTCACCAGTGCCCGCGGCGTCACGCTCTTTCTTGCTCACGAACCGCTCGCAGATCGGCACCGCGCCCTTGCTGTAGAGTTTCGCGGACTCCATCGCGCTGTAGTGGTCGGCTTCGTCGGGCTGCTCGACGTACGACATGCGCGGCGCGACCTTGACAGCCTTGCTGGTGTCTACCGTGTAATCCGAGTCGCTCGTGTCAGTGCCCTTGGAGTAGGGCGCTTTCATTGTGTTCGACTCGCCGTTTCCGCTGCACTGGTAAATGCAGTCGCCGCTGTCTTCGTCGCCGGTATGATCGATGTAATTGCCGTACGACGCGGTGCCCTCATGCGCCTTCGAGACGGCGTCCGCGAGTTTACTGCGGAGTTCGTTTGACGAGAGAGATTCGCTTGCTTCCTGGAGGCGTTGCGCCAGAATCAGGTTACCCGCACGGAGCATGCTCACACGGGGATGATAAGCGTATTGTTTCCACCACTCCAAGGAATGGCAGCAGAATAATGTAATATAGATCCCATGCCGACAGAAGAAAAGCAGCCCGCCAAGCTCTGCTCGAAGTGCAAAAAGAACCCCCGCGCTGCTGAGGATTCATCGAATCCTTGGTGCACGGAATGCCTCGCCGAGTACATGACGGAGTACCGCAAAAAGGGCGAATGGCGCGCCGAGCGCCGCGGCATCATCCGCGGTATTCAGGCGATGCGTGAGCACATCGCCGCGCACTTCAGTCAGTGGGGAGGTCGCCCGTTTATGGGCGCGGAGGTGGTGGCTGTGGTTGGATCGCTGCCAGGGCCCGCGGTCGCAGACGAGAGCACGAAGGCTCAGTAGCCGTATGTGATCGACACCTTGTCCGTGCTCGCGCCGTACACGTTGATCTTGCTGAGGTCGTACGGGCTCTGCGGGTTGTCGCCGCGCGGACACGCAAGAAACGGCACGCCGGTCGTCAGTGCCTGCCCGCGGGTCGCGCCGACGTTCGCGTCACCGTAGCGGATGCTCGTGCCGCTGGCCGTCATGTTGACCCAGACCGCGCGCGTGGGTTCGCCTGCCGAAGTCGCGACCGTGCCGAGGTTGACCACAGATCCGGCGGGGGTGATGTCAGGCAGCGTATAGCATTGCATGCGGGGATTGTATCACGACTGGTAGCGGCTTGCTGAGTCGAAAAAGCCGCCGAGCGCCCCAGGGAATTCCACCCTGATTCACGCCCGGCGGGTGCTAGTCGTTTCTCAGAGGAAATTAACTTCAATACACGCACGAAGTGTATCGCGAAGTCCGTTTGCCGTCAACCTCGGGAATTGCGATAATCGCCGCATGGGACTACCCGCTGTTTTCCTCATCATCGCCGTGGTGCTGTTCGCACTCGGAACATGGTCTCGCTGGTGGACCGCCCCGACTCCGTACTATCCGACATTCGTGTGCGGCGGATTGTTTTTCTGGTCGCTGTCGATCCTCTGGCCGATGCTGCGCGTATGAACTTTCGCGCGAAATCGACGTTCCGCGCGGGCGACTTCGCGCGCCTCGAAGCGCAGCTCGTGCCGAAACTGATTACTGGCGCGACTGCGGCGGCGGCAGCAGTGCTTGAGATCTCGCAATCGCGCGTTCCGGTGAAGACCGGTCGATTGAAGAGTTCGGGATCTTATTCAGTCACGTGGAGCGGACAGCGCGTCTCCGGACTGATAACGTACTCCGCTCCCTATTCGGCATTCGTAGAATTCGGTATCAGGCAGCGCGGCGCCGCGGGCGAGTGGGCGGGGCCGTTCAGTTATTCCGAAGGCACGGGATTCGCGGGTTTCGGTTTTATGAGAGGCGCGCTGGATATCGGCCGTCAACAGACTGTGTACGCGTTCCGGTCCGCGCTGGGCGTCTAAGGACGCGCACCGTCAGTGATTACGAGGGGCAGCTTGGTCTGTCCCGCTGTGAGCCTGCGCAGGGCTATTGCACATCCGCGGACATTGGCGCTCGACGTGGCATCGGCAAGACTTTTTAGCTCGCTTAGTATGCCTGCAAGATCGTCCGATGTTCCGCTGCCAAAGAATGCGGCCAAGACTGGATATTCATGTCCGCGCGCCGCCGAGATGAGTTCCGTGTAACCCAGGGTCGTCGCGAATTGACCCAGGATTCCGGAGTCCTTGCCCTTCACCCAATCGTAATTGGCTACGCTTAAACTCATGATTCTATTATATCAACTTTTCACGATTGAGCGGAGCTCAGAGAGGGTCGTCTTTGTCATCGAGCCAAGCCGAAACGATCCAAATCCCTCTCGGTAGTAGTAGGTCGCTTGACCTGTCAAGCCTCCGGAACGCCGATCGACAACGACGGTGTATCCCTTGCGACCATCGAGCGCACCAAGCTTTCTCGCGAGAGCGGTTTTGCTCATCGTGATCTTTTCATTTTTCCCGTTGACCAGCGTTTTTACCTCAATCCCAACATCGTCATTTTCGAGATCGAACGCTTGGTTATTTGGCGTTCGCGGCACGCCAATGGCCTGCGACAGCACAGCCTCGCTGCGATCTGCTATCGCTTGCTCATGTTGTCCTGTGCGCACTGCGCTCGCTTTCGCGCGCTCTACTCGGTCCTTAGCGCGCTCTTCAGCGGTCGAGCCATCGCCACCCGATGTCCATTCGCCCTTTGAGTTGCGCGGCTCGTCTTCCCACGCTTCCGCCTCTCGCAAGGATTCCTCCATGTCCGGTGATTTACGATAATCGCATCCGCAATCGCAGCCTGGGTGGGACGTCGGCGCATCGTCGCCGCTGTCGAAAGAATCCTCGATGTCTATCCAGCCTTGATCGGCGTTGGCCTGGCACTCGGGGCACGCGTCGCCGTCGGGGTCCCAGCGTTTCTCGTCGAGTCCCGCTTCGACTGCAATCTGCTGGCGCGCATCGGAGTAGGCATCATTGGCCTCTGTTTGCGCGATCAGTTCGGCCCGCGTGGTGGTGAAATCGTCGAACGTGTCAGTAATCGCCTTGACCATCGAATCGTAGTCGCCGCCCGCGTCCCAACTGGTCGCCAGAGCATCTTGCAACCGCTCGATGCTGGTCGAGTTCAATCCTCCCGTCAGTTTACTCAGCGAGTTCTTGGCGAGGTAGTCGCCCGCGAAGTCGGGGCCAGCCGTGGTGCCCAGACTCTTCGCGGCCGCACCGATCAGATCTGTGATGGCCTCGTTGTACTCGGACGTTTCGCCGGCTGTCGGCGAGAATGACAGCGGATGCAGAGATGTTGGTATGAGCGCACGCGCGAAGGTTTTGCCACCCTGCGATGCCTCCGCAACTCGGAAGGATTCCTTGTTAGTTCGCGGGTGTAGCAGCAACTCTCGCTCGATGTGAGGCTTGACCGCCGCTAGAACGGCCTTGCGCTGTCTCTCGAAGAAATGCACCATCACACGCTTGATCGCGGCGCGCGCTGGCTTGATGTGCACCGCGTGGCGAGGGTGTAGCAGACCCTTAGGCGCGCTCTTTTCGAGCAGCTCGGCCAGATCGTTAGCGGCTTCGGCGATGGCGCGGAGACTCATCGCCGCGGACTCACAATCGCCACGGTCGGCACGATGCGCCAGTGGCGGTTAGGTCCGACTGTTGACGGAATGAACTGTGTCCCACAGTCGCGACACGTCAGAGCCTCGGCGACACATAAGCCTGATGGTCCCAGCGCCGCAAAGAACTTGCGGCAGCACTTGTCCGCGTCCTCGTCGATTACATCGAGGCATGCGTTCGGCACGATCAGCGTGATACCTGATATCGAGTCAGGCTTGAGCGAGCCAGCCGACGGCGCTGCATTGTCGGCTGGCTCCTTTTCTGGTAGTTCGATTGCCGTGGGTCCGGCGGTGTCAGTTGGCATCACCCCTTTCGTGATCAGAACCATTGGATTGGCGCAAGCCTTGATGGCTTTGCCTTTACTCGGCGCGCGCTGCAGGTTTTCCCACGCCACGGAATTCCATCCCGGCTGCGCGTACAGGCTGCCGTCTTTGTACCGCACGAGCAGAACGCGCTCTGCCTCCAAATATCCGATTGCCGCGATGTGCGAGGATTCAACGGGTGTGAGATTCAATCGTCCTCCTCATCGTCTGCCAGATGAACCGCGACCGCCTCATTCAGCCGCGCCGTGGCCCGCAAGATCGCCTCTTTGACCGCAGGTTGCGCGGGCTGCTCGCCGGTCTGCGTTGCCACCGTCGCCTGCACTGCGCCGGGCTGTGGCTGCACGCCCGCGACAGGCTGAGCCTTTTGGATCGGCGGAGGTAGTTCCTCTTTGGCCCTATTGGGGTCGTACTTGTCTTTGCCGCTCGTCGGATACATTTTCTCGATCAACTCTTCAGCATTCTCCAGGCCAAGCTGTTTCATTAGCCACAGAATACCCGCCCTCTCATCAACGCCAACGATCTGGCCGCCCTTGTTCGCCAAGGTGAGCGCCTGCACTCCCGCACCGATGAGTGTTGCCATGTCGCCCTCGCGGATCGCCGGGAACTGCACGCGCACCTCGATGACATCGGGCTGCTTTTGCTTCGCCTCGCGGAATCCCCAGTAGCGCGCGCCAGACGGCGTGGTTGCGATCTTGCGCTCTGCCGCAACGATACGGATCTTCACGCCCTTTGCTGCCTCGCGAAGCTTCCCGCCCGGAGCTTTCGCGCTCTGCGAGAGCATGTACGACATCCGGACGGTGATATCCTCAATCCACTCTTCCTGGATCGACAGAAAGACGGTCTCTGTCGGTCTATCGAGGCTCGTTGCGGTGGCGAGATTGCCCGTCGACACGTCGCCTAGAAAAGTTTCTGGCATGCCCAGGCACATGCAGCAGAACAGCAGATAGCGGCGCACCTTCTCGGGGTCGAGTCCCGCGCCCTGCGTCGAGAATGCCTTCAGCGTGGTACCGGGTCCGCTCACGAAGCCACCACCGGCGACTGCCTCCGGGTTGGTGTCGTAGATCGGCGAGCCGGGTCCCACCTGCGTTTGCATCTGCTGCTTGATGCCTTCGATGGCCTGCTGGCCACCCTTAGTGGTGACCACCGTGGCCCACTGCGCCAGCGATTGCGCCACCGATGCGCAGGACTCCAGATAGTGGCGCGACTCCTTCGCCCAGTCGATCATGGGGTACATCGGCGGGCAGCCGAACAGCCACTTACCGACCGTGCCGATCTTGCGGTGGTAGACAGGCGAACCCCACATGACCTCATCGCCGTTGATTGTCGGTGGCTTTACTGGCGGGTCGAAATTTATCGCCGGGTACCAAGCCTTGCGGGTGCGCGTGGCGCTCGATCCGCTCGCCGCGTCGTGCGCACGCTGCGTCCAGATGCGCTGATAGTATTGCGGCACGTCGGCGTCTTCCGGGTCAGTCCAGATGTCCTGGATCTCGGTCGCATCGATCAGACGCTCTTCGCACTCGCCTGTGCCCGGGTCAGTGAAGTAGACCCAGAACAGATTGCCGTCGGTCACCTTCGAGCGCTGCTGAGCAGTGAGCGCGACGTGACCAAACGTCTTCGCGTTGTTCTGCAGGATTTGCTTGATTACGTCGTTCGCGTCCTCATCGTCCGTCGTCACGTCGAACCCGCGGGCGAAAGTGTATTGCGCGATCACATCCACCAGCCGCCGCGGGATCGGGTTTTTTATGTAGTACAACCTGCAAATGAGAATGATCTGCTGGATGCCCCACCGCGTAAATTCGAGCCACGAGTAATTTATCTCGCGCTGCCATTGAACGTTTTGCAGGATCAGCTCGTACATGCCGTACGCGCCGATCGGGTTCACATCACCAATCGGTCCGGCCTCTTGCAGCCCCAGCGACTCCGCCACGCGCACTGGCAGCCGCACCTGGGGCACATCGCGACCGCCGAGGTTCTGCGCCTGCCACGGGCCGGAGCCGCACATGCTCTGCGCCTCGACGATCTCAGCGAGAAACTGGCGCGCCTTTTCCATCTGCTCATCTTGGCGCGACTGGCGAGAAGCGAGGGCTTGCGATAGTGCGCGATTCTCAGCGATAAGTGCGGGTACAGGATTGCGCGGGTTGAGCTTGCGCCAAGCGGCGGCAAGCCAGCGATTGAGGCGGTTACGCATGTGGGAATTATAGCCCTAATTCCCAATCAATCAACTCTCGTAACGGCTTGCGGATCATCGGAGACTTGCGCGGTTGCTCAGACAGCGACTCTCCCACCAGGATAAAATCTACTGTTTCCTCTAGGAGATTTACCCGGAAGCCGATTATTTCCAGATCGTCGCGCAGGTGCAGAAGTTTGCGCAAAGCCTCGAATGACAAACACAGCGCGGCGCGGCGTTTCATGGCAGCGCACTCCTTGTGTCTTGCCAGTACAGCAGTTTTGCCGGGTCCCAACAGAAGTCGAACCCAGGCGGGTATTGATCATAGTGCACACCCCAACCCTTGGCGTGCTCCTCCATCCGGCGCCTGGAGAGTCGCGTCTCGATCTTCCGCCGCGCTTGCTCGGGCGTGCGGAACGGGTAGTGCTTCATCGTGAATCGGTGTGGGTAGATGCGCATGCCGGGGAATGTGACCTCATGCCCGCCGCCGGCCAGTTGCACGCGTCCCACGTTCTTCCAGAGCTTGCGATTCGGGATTCGCGAGATGCAGTCGGACTCGTCGTAGTAGCGGAAGTACGTCTCGGGGCCCACACGCTTCCATTCCGTCCAACTTACAGTATCGATGGTCGGATAGAACTGGAACACGCGGAAGTCGATGGCGCTGTAGTCGTACGTGTCCACCAGTTCTACGGCTTGCGCTAACGTTGTGCCTGGTGTCGACTCTGGCGCGCGCCGCCATTCATCCGCGTCCGTGTAGAGAATCCAATCGGCGTCAGACTCCGCGGCCAGATCTTCGATGCGCTTCAGGATCGCCGTGCAATTCTGGATTAGATCGGGGCCGGCCGCGGGGAAGCGCTCTACTGTGACAGGTCGCGCACAGTTTATCCGATCCTCGAAAGCCTCACGTTGTGCCGCAATCTCGTAACTGCCGTCGGTGCTCCACCCGTCGATCACATGCACCGCGCAGCCCTGCTCATGCAGGTGGCGCAGCGTGTGCGGGAGGATGGCAGATTCATTGAACACGGGCATGAAGGCTTGGATTTTCATTTCACCACCAGGCGATTGGGAATACCGTCGTCAATAAGATCGGGGCATATCTCTTTGCATCTGTCGGCATGTTCCCTCTCTGTCATCAGTCCCCCTTCAAGGCGCGCGGAAAGCAGCGCAATCTCATGGAACTGCGACCGCGACACTCTGACTTCCCGGTCTTTCAATGGAGGCGGATCAATCAGGCAAAAACTCCACAGCGCCAATCCCTCCTCGATGCTCTTGAATTCGTACGGCCGGATGATCGACAGCAGCCGCGTGGTGTCCGCGCGTGTGAAGTGCTGATAACTCGCGGGATCGGGGATCGGCCTGTTGTTGACCAGATACTTGTCGCCGCCTATCATAGCCGCGAGATCGTTGAAGCTCGTTGCCACGCCAGTTCCCACGTTGACAATGCCGGTCGCGTCCGACTCGATCAGGCGCATGATGATCTCCACCACATCCGACACATGGATAAAGTCCTTGGCCTGGGTGCCGTCGCCGTAGATCACGATTGGTTCGCCGCGCTCTTTAGCAATGTGCATCCAGGTCGGTGGCGCTTGCTTGCCGGGTGGTTTCAGTTCGTCGCCCGCGCCGTACGCGTTGAAGATCCGCAGCCCGAGGCAGTTAACGCCAGCGGTCTGGTAGGAAGCCGCCATCATCTCATTTATCAGTTTTGATTTGGCATAGTGGCTGTTTATCAACTGCAGATCGAGCAAGTCAAACTCAGAGTCCGACATAGTACCGTCGCTGTTCCGCCCGTACACCGCGCTGCTGCTGGCGTACACCACGCGCGCACCGCTCTGTGCGGCGAGCCGCAGCACGTTCCACGTGCCCATCACGTTGCACGCGTAGTTGTCGGCCAGGTTGTCGGCGAAGCCCGCGTTGCTGCTGTACGCCGCGAGGTGTAGCACCACGTCGCACTCCATGCGGGTCAGCAGCCGCACGTCGGCGTGGCGTGGCGGACGCGCGCGGATATCCAGCGAGTCAACCTCCCATCCGCGTGCGAGCGCCGCTTTGACCGCGTGCGAACCGATGAATCCGGCTGAACCGGTGATTAGGAGTTTCATTCTCCAGTCCTCACGCTACCCGTTATCTCCAAGAGCATCCTCGTATTGACGAGTCTCGGGAGAAAACGGCGCGCTGCACTGTGAATATTACTCACGTCCACCATATCGTGAGTCGATTCTATCTTTACAGTGTAGGCGTTGAAGCTATAACTTGTTCGTGCCCCAGCTAACTCGCGCATATACAGCACGCACTCGCACTCACCGTCAGGAAATCCGCTGGCAGGCCTGAACTCCACAGGCTCGACCCGTGGCACTTCGATCAACTTAGCCACCTCAGTTCCTGGAATGCCCTCAACAACCGGCACAATAAGAGCGCCCACGCTGAAAAATTTAAGCAAGTCTCGTCTGTTCATTTTTCGAGGTACCAAAACCTTCCGTGCGTCTGCCGATCTGGCACGCACTCATCGACCGCGCGAATCACACCAGCCACGCTCGGCAGGTCCGCGTCGTAGTCATCGCCGCACAACACCTTGCTCGCGAGTGGGCCGTACATCTCAATATCTTGCTTTACGCCTTCGTAAGTGTGGTCGCCGTCGAGGTACACAAGGTCGTAAGATGCAGCCACGGACAGAACGTTATGAGAATTCGCCACCATCCAGTAGAGCCGGTCGCCTTCGTAGAGTGCAGAAGCTTTCGTGTTGGCAACGAATTGCTTGTAGATGTCGTACAGCCCGTGCTCGGGGATGTCGCCCCATGTGTCAATGCACGTCACGCGCTCTACTCGCTGCGCGAACCAGATCGCCGAGCAGCCGTAGCACGTGCCAATCTCCAGCACAGTGCGGATGTCGTGCTTCGCGATCAGCTCGGCCAGCTTCTCGCGCACGTGCGGGTACAGCCACGCGTCCATCGGTTCGCCGTAGTGCCAGGGCGTAAGCGGTAGGTGCTTCAAGGTCTCACCCAGTACCAAAACGGCCCCACGTGCTGCGCATCTGGCAGCAACTTGTTGACGGCCTCAATGACGCCGAATGCCGGCGTCTTACCATCGGACTCATAGCGCACGGAGTAATCGTCTCCACATAAACAAACCCGGGCCTTGTCTTGGTAAATCTCGATGTCGCGGCACACCGAGCGGTAATCGTGGCGCGCATCCAGATACACCAGGTCAGCCACTGGCACCTCGCCGTGGACATAGTGCGAGTCGCCTTTGATCGGCGTGATCTTGTGCCACACGCCCGAGCGCATTACGTTGTCGCGGAACAGCGGGAAGAAATCGCGCGGCAAGTCCCACCGGCGCAGCGTGCCGACGAGATTGTTTTCCGACTCGTAAGTGGCACCTTCGAACCAGGTATCGACGCAGTGGACGCTGTTCACGCGCTGGGCGAACCACACAGCGGACAGTCCAAGGAACGAGCCGACCTCGACAACGGTTCTGATTTTGTGAAACCCCAGCAGCGTGTCCAACTGCGCCCGGTTATCGTCGCCGAACCAACCGGGTATAGGGTACTTCTCGAACGGATTCACTTATTTCATCCTCGACTTTCCCGGCGCGAAGCCGTGCCCTTCCGGCCAGTGGCCATGTTTCTCCGCGAACAGCCGCTCGTGAATCGTCACATCGTGCGGGTGCTCGGGATCGTGACGAAACGTGGATTTGAGACCGGTCGATTCGGGCAGATGATCGACTAGCACGCCATCGTACACGCCGAGCTTCAGTCCGGACTGACGGATGCGCAGCGAGTAATCGTCGTCTTCGAGCCCGTAGCCTCTGGCGCCGGGACCGCCGGCGTTGACACCGAAGCGCTCGTCGAGCAGCCCAACGCGATCTATGGTCGAGCGCGGAATGTAGACGCACGCGAACACGAGCATGGTGTGCTCTTCGGCGAGTCCGCTGCGACCACGATTCACGAGGTTCAGCGTGCCAACTGACCCGTGCGTGAAGCTCGGACAGATCGCGCCGTACGGGTAGTTGAATAGTTGCGTGCGGGCGATCTGGTCGCGCAAGATCGAAAAACCTTTTGACGTCCTCAGTAGCGCGTCGTCGTTGCAGATCACCACGTCGTCAGTGCCGGACGCGCGGATGCCCTGATTGACTGCGCGTGCGAACACAAAAGGCTCCATTCCTTTGGCCACTTCGACATCGCCGATCAAACGGAAGTAAGTCTGCCAGTCGCACGTAAGACCATCATCCACCACAATCACCCTGCACGTCTCGCCCATCTCGCGGATCTGCCGCACGCACACGGATAGGTTGGCGACATTACGACTCGGGATAATTACGGAGTAACCCATCCTATTTCACGCACTCCAGGACCGCCGTGAACTTATAGACTTCGCAGCGCACGTAGTTCATCGCGCCGAGTACGGCCGGTGGCCCCGCGTTCTCTGTGTACTTTCGCTCGGTGACGCTCAACGCCTCGAACCGCGCCGTGATGCCGTACGCCTGGGCGAACCGCTTGTGCGCCGGCGAGCCGTCGGCGAAGTATTGCAGTCCGTTCGGCGTCCAGGGTGTGACGTGTGTGGGATCCTGCCACTGACCCGCGCCCTTCGCCGCGTCGGGGCACTCCATGGTCAGAATGCCGCCGGGCTTGAGCACGCGGTGCGCCTCGCACATCACGTGGATGCGCCCAGACCAGTGGCGAACAGTCTCGCTTCCTCGCGGATCGCCGTCATTACATCGCGTGCAGTTATCCGCGTAACCATGAAGACAATCGCCGACGTGCTCGAACACGTCTGCCGCGTAGATCTCATCCACGCTGGAGTCTTCCCACGGCCAGGGCAGCGCGAGGTCGGCGCGCTCAAATTTGGCGGTCGCAATGGGCACGCCGGAAGTGCTCTGCGTCGGCGCGACCAGGTCCACGTTCACCCACTCGCCGCCGCGCATGTCCGTTGAACAGCCAAGATTCAATCTCACAGCTTCATCGCCCTTTCGCAGTACGCGTCAAACTCGGGTGCACGTCGCCACACGTCGGGGTTGCGCAGCATGACCGCACGGTCGTAGCCCTCGGTGTTGCTGGCGTGGATGCCGCACACCATGCGCGGTTCACACGGTTCAGCGGGCTTTATGCCGGCGTACTGCCCTGTCGCACCGCTGAACTTCATCGCCGCTCGACCTTCTGAACTCGACACACTCAGACACTCGCGGCTCACCAGCTCCGTCCGCATCCACCGTGTATCCTCGTGCGGCGCGTCGTCGAAGGGCTGCTGCTCCCACAGCTCGCGCCTGTATAGTAGGCTCGCGCCCGCCGCCCAGTTCGCCTGGTGGTTGCGGCAGAGCCACGCTTCACCGAGGTTCTCGCAGCCGGGGGCGGGCGTTTGCCATTCGCCTTTGATGTGCGCGTTGAAATTGCGCGTGTCCCAGAACAGCAACTCGCGGTACCCGACGCACATCTTGCCGGACGCCTCCAGCAACGCGACTTGCTCTTCCAGACGACGCGGGTGCGAAACATCGTCGGAGTCCCAGTGGGCGATGATATCGGCGCGTGTGTCACTGGTGGTGTAGTGAGCCAGCGCGTATTTATTTGCCGCGTTACGTAGTTTGCCGATTGTGGCTCCGTGAAATGCTTCGCGATCCGGCCGAGGCTCAGAGATGCCCCACTTTTCTATCGCGTCTTTGTACTCTTGAGCGCGCAAAACCGGCCATTCCTCGCCAGTGTTCCAGATCAGCAGTCGCTTGCGCTCGTAAGTCTGCGCGCGGAAGCTCGCAATCGCACGCTTGACCATCTCCGGTCGCCCGTTCACCAGCATCACCGCGCACACTGTCGATTGGCTCATTGGCCGCTCCTGATCTTTGCGGCGATGCGCGCCTTAATGAGCGCGCCCCCGCGGCAACGCTCGCAATTGCACTCCGTGATTTCCTCCGCAATCTTCGCGCAACGCTCGCGCTCAGCGAACACCGCTATTTCCACCGCCTTGTTAAGTGCCCCAGTTGAGTAAGTCAGGTACTTCTGCTCGCCTGGTGCTTGTCCCGTTTCGCTCATCGCGTTTTCCACCTCTCGCGGTAGATCGCGTACGCGTCCTGCAAGCCCTCGCCATGCAGTTGCAGCGCTTGGCCAGCCATCTCGATCAGTCGCCCGATCATCTGCGCACCGGCGGGCACGATCAGCGTGGCGACCAGAAAGGCGAACAGTGCGGCGTAAAATGCGTACGGCATCACTTCGCCGCCTTTCGATCGACGTGCTTGCGGTCGTGCTCCTCGACGCCAGCTTGCGCTATCACGGCTCGCTCAACCCACAGCCGCAACAGCAGACCCGATTTGGCTGTCGCCACTTTGGCCGCCATGTACGCGTCGTCGGAAATCATGACGCTCAGTAATTTCATGAGTCCAATAATGCCCTAAACACTTACAAGATTGCAATGGCCACATTGCAGGAAAAGTACCACGCGTTATACCGCTATAAGTTTTTGTCATTTGACCGCTCGAGACGCGCGCCGATATAATCGCGGGTTCGCGCGCATCAACCCCGGAGATTTAATACTGTCTGGTCTTTTCTCCGGCGCACACCGCCGACGCGACCAGCGAGCTGTGCTTCGTCCCGTTAGACCGGCGATATCTGGTATCTCGCGGAACCCATCTGAATGACCTGTTCGCGAGGCACGCATTTGCAAAACGCCATTACCTCGGCCTCGGCGCGATCTGGCGATGCGATGCCACGTTTGCGCGCGTCTTCCTTCGGCTCGACCTGGATCTGTCCGCGTGAGAGCTCGCGGTACTCGACCGCCGAGAGTTGCGCTTTGACATCCTCATCGATCGCGCCTGGCATGTGCGAAACGTAATCGATTTTGTGGCAATCGCGCAGGCGGAAATACGCTTCCGCTTTCGCGTTCAGGAACTGCTCGGAATCCATCGGGACCGCGCCAGCCTTGAATCCGCGCACGTCGAAACGCTGGTCTGCCAAGTGCAGTGCGATGCCGTGGCCGACGCCGACCGTGTCTACCACCACTGGCCCGAGTGCATAGCCGAAGCGCTTCAAAGCGTGCAACCAGGCGACCAGCGACCCACGCGGGTCTGCCTCGCTCCAAGCGCCGCGGTCCAGCACTATGCCATTTACGCGGGCACAGGCCGCCGTTTCGTCGTCGCCGCCCGCCGCAACGTCTACACCCACCTGGATAAGGCAGCCCTTAGAGCGCCTTATTTCCTCTTCCGTGGGTTCTCGGTCGGCTCGCTCTATCCAGGCGAGCGAAAATACTGCCCACTGGCCCTGCGTCGGGAATTCGCCCATCACGCGCGATTGGAAGCGGGGATTCTGCGGTCCCCACTTGAAATACATTTCCTTGACCCAGCGGCGCCGGGTGAGCCACGGAAAGGGCGCGTAGTCCAGCGCCTCATCGGGCAGCGCTAGCAGCTCGTCGAGCGTCAAGCCTTGCAGGTTCGGTGTGTCGAATGCGGAGATCGTGATGCACTGGTGACCAGGAGTTGCGCGGAACTTCGCGAAATCATCGAACACTGGGCCGCTCGGCACAGTCGGATTGCAGAGCTTGACCACACTCACATCGCCGGCGGATCGGATTCCCTCGATGGCATCGTACACATCGGGGCCGACTCCGATGGCCTCATCGATGATGATCACGACGCGCTTGCCGTGGTAGCCCTGAGCATTGACACCTTTCGCGCTGCTGAAGCCCTGCGCGTAACACTTCGGCGAGATCTCCCATCGCGTGGTCGTCGGGATCGGCACGCGGTACGGCAACTTATCGATTGCCTCGATCACTTCGCCCCACCCGGTTTTGACCTGGCGCAACGTCGGTGCCATCCAGAGGACGACGATTTCATCGTTTCCAGTGCATTGGTATGGCACCATTCCCGAGACGACGAAGGTCTTCCCTGAGCCGTGGCAGCCTTTTATCGAGACGCTACGCTTGCTTGCGATCGCGCGACAAATCTGCTGTTGCTTGTCCCACAGGCGGCGGCGCAGGAACTTGTGCTGGAAGGTTACCGGGTCAAGCATCGGGGATGGCTTGCATGTACGCGCGGACGCTGGCAAGATCGAGCCACTCGCGGTCATTACCCTCGCCATCCACGAAGCGCTGCTCGATGCTGCGTTTCTTCGGGTGAATATATTGCAAGATCTCGGCGGCCGCGCGAAGTCGGATGCCGGAATCTTCCTTCGGGTCGCTGTAGAGATCGATCAACACATCAGCCGGATCGGCGTTGCGCTCAGCCACACGCGCGGCGATGGTTGCCTTGTTTCCAGTGCCTTTCTTGCGGCCGGAATTCGGCGGTTTGGGGGTGCCGGGTTGAAATAACTGCTTTGGCAAAGTGTCCGCTATCTGTCCGCTATCCTACCGCAAACCGCGTCATTTGCGAAGAGCACGCAGGTTTTTCGCAGTCTCTCGATGCGGATTGACCGGAACTGAGGACGGCTGCCGGTGGATAGCCAGTATTCGACAAATCCATCGTGCGTTCCGGCTGGGATAATGCGCTCGATTGTGATCCGCGATCCGTTGCGACGCTGCCAAACTTGGCCAGCTTTCACCTGTTGAGCCTTCACCCGCGCCCCCTGGCTTCGCGCAGCCGGCGCTTGTGCGCTCTACATGTCGGGTTGCGGCGCAGTTTGCATGCGTCCGCGCGGGGTTTGTCGAGATACCAGATTCCCATCTCGCGGCAGTAGCGCACGTACCGGCGATACACGCTCATGCTTTCCTCGCTTCGCGCTTGCATCGCTTGCACGGCACTCCGCGCTCGACTGCCTTGCCGCACTTGCCACAGATGGCCATTTGACGTTTCATGCTTTACTCCGTTCAGCCGCGGCGAATCGCGGCGCGCTCGTGGTACCGTCGCAGGTTCGCGGCGTTCTTAGCCTCACGGTGGCGCTCGTACCAGCGGCGCCAGCGGTTACGCACTTTGTGCGGATTCTCGCGAGTCCAGCGTCTTGGTGTCATAATTTTCCGTCCGATCCACTCGCATATCCGCGATGCGATTTCCGCCCCCGCGAAATCTTCCGCACCTGGCCCGGGCCTCCGTGGTCAACGCCACTCACGTGATAATCGCAGCCGCGCTGCATGTGGACCTTGTTGCCCCACCGGCCAGCCACGTCGACACCACCGGGCCCCCAGTAGCCTTCGTCGTGCGGCTCGACGCCGTGCAGCGCGACGTACTCAGCGCGCGTCACGATTTCACCTTCGCTTTCCCGCACTCACGCTCGTGCTCTTCGGTCGCCTTGAGCGATTCGGCCAGCGTCCGGCGTTCGAACCGCGCCAGGCAGCGGCGGCAGAACGTCTCGTAGGTCTCGCGCTCCCTCATGCTCCCTGCCTTTCGCGCTCTGTGCGCCAGCCGCCTTCGGCCCGGATCCGCTCTACCAGTTCGCGATGGTTCGCCAGGTTGTATTCGCGGGCGCTCGGCAACCCGTCGCGGCGCGGACCTTGCCAGTATTCTCGGTCTCCCATTCCACGACCGTCGCCCTCGGTGTAAAAAAACATATCGCGAATTGTCTGCTCACGGAGGGCCTGTTTTTGCGTTTTGTTTCCGTGACGGTGCATGAGTTGCGCCACTAGGTCGGAGGACCAATTCGGATCGGCGGGTCCGTATATGCGCTCCCACTCCGCGTGCTTGTTGCCCTCTTTCGCCTGGCGTATCTTGTCGCGCATCGAGAGCGCCACGCCGCGGAGATCGTACGGCGTAGGACACCAGGAACTCGATGACATGCATTCGTCCACGATCGCGGACATCGTGATTCCGGTTTCCTGCGCCCACCGTTGCAACGCATTCGCCAGCGCTTCGACGCCAGCGCGGTCTTTCGGAAAGTTGCTGCAGGCAGAGAACGCCTGGATAAGTTCGATTGCCGGCTTCTCTTGGACACTAGCTTCATTTTTACGTCTCGTGTGACTTGCCATTCTTGTTTTCCTTTCCCCATGTGAGCATGATCTGAGGTACTCGATTCAGCAGCAGTCCGGGTCCGTGGCGGTTTTTCCCGGTGTGCTTGTCGTAACTCTCTTTCACGGCCGCCGCCATGTCCTCGTCATCTATCGGCTCCATGTCGCCACCGGATATACAGTGCTGCATGGTGGCCTGGACCAGCCGCAAGATGAAAAAGTCGTCCACAGCCGGATCGTGTTTCCGGATTTCTGCTGCTGTTAGCGGCCATTCGGACTGCGACAGCGGAGGTGGAAGTTCGCGCGGAATCGCGGGCAGAGGCAGTGGCTCTGGCAATGGCACAGGCTCAGGCAGAGCACCCACAATGATCTGATCATGAGGACGTTTGGGCATCACTTCCGGCGTATCTCCATGATTCGATTGAATCGGAGTTTTCCCAAGTCGGTTGAGCCTCAGTCGTACCGTCTTATCGGCGTGCTCGCTCCACCCGTGCACCACCAACCTTGCGACCGAGTGCCGGTCCACCCACCCGGTAGTGGTGAGTGCATCGACCAGCTTGGACACCGATGCTCCCCAGTCCAATGCGGCCGCTATGCGTTTGTCCGAATACTTACCGATGTCGCCCTCTGGCGCGTACTGAGCCGCGAAATGGAAGAGCATTTCCAGGAGGCCGACGGCATGAGCTCGACGGATACCGAGAGCCTCAGCCAGGGCGAAGGTTTTGGGATGGTTCGGGCCGCCGCGTTTCAATGCGCAGCCTCACGTGATTTGAATTTATTCATTTCATCTCCTGAACGAGATGACCGGGCGGGTTGCGGTGTTCAGCCCGCAACCGCTGCCCCGGTTTTCGTATCCCTTGTGGATGCATCCATTTTACCGCGCTCTCGCCGCGGCATCAAGGGATTTCAGCGCCGCGCGGTAAGCCTCGTTCGGACTGGCGCCGGCGAGGATCAGCGGAATCGCGATGTGGTCGAGCGCACGTGCCAGCGCGCAGGTTCGCTCTTTCTCGGCGTTCGTCATGGCTTGAACACCCGTGCAATGTAACTCGCCAGAGGAAAGGGAATCTTCGCGATTTGGGCGCTTACTGCCTTGCGAGAGTCAGAGCCTTTCTGCTTGACGTCGTTAATTGGGTTCTGCCCAGTACCTGATTCCGTGTTGTGCGCCACGTCGAACCAGGAGCCTCCGGTATTCTTTGATCCTGCTAGTTCCAGGGCGGCCGCCACGCTCTCTTCGTGCTCTGCCCCGTGGAATGACGGTGACTGGATGCCGTACTTTTCGGGGAAGTGGAAATTCCGGCCGGCCTGTTTCCGAGTTCGCCGCGCTGCCTTCACTGTTTGCCCAAACTGCGGACGCCCTGCGACTACCTGACCACCGACCATCGCCACATCGCCCCAAAAGTAGAAGCTTCCGAAGTTTGCTTGCGCTCTGCCAATCCACGGTTGGGCACCCTTTACGTTCTCGACTACCATCGGGATGTATCTGTCGGCCGCTTCGCCCGCCTCCCGTTGGATTCGAAAGCAGGCGTCAAAGAGGGCCTTCAGTTCGAGGATGGTGCGTGAACCGACGTACCCTTCGGGAAACGCACCTTTTCCTCTCAGAGCCCCCTCAATCTGCTTCGCTCGACTCCACGGCATCGCCATGTACGAGTATTCTTGGCAGGGTGGGGAAGCTACGATGCAATCGGCATTACGGAATTGCTTGCCGTCCAGCGTGACCACGTCTTGGATCACGAGTTGCGCGGGGTAGCGTTGTTCGCCGTACACGTGACGCACGATGTCGAATCCCACCACGTCCCAGCCTTCAGAAAGGAATCCTTCAGACCAGCCACCCAAGCCCGCAAAGAGATCAATGCAGAGCGGCTTACTCACCGATCACCCCCGCGACCATTTTCACATCGCTGTGAACATGGTCCCGGACCGCCTCAGCGACCCGCGCCGCGAAGCGCTCGTTCAGCCGCGCGAACAGGGGCGCCTGTTTGCGGGCCACCTCAGACATCACGCCGCCGAGTGCGCACGCCTGCATACTTCCCCAGCCTCCGTGGGGCCTAGCTAGTGGATCGGGCGCAGCAACGGGCCGCTCTCGCTTCTCGGGCATGTGGGAACCGGCCGCGATGCGTCGGTCGCGCTCACGGTGCTTGCACGTCGAGCAGCGTCCGCACTCGCAACTGAGTCGTGAATTGGGAGTTCCTTTAGCGCGTGGCAATGAGCTGCTCCTGCACTGAGACCATCTCCAGTATCGATATGTAGATCTCGACGCGCGGTTCACCGAGTAACCTGCGGCTGCCGTCCCAGTCGCAAATCTGGCGGTCGTCCTTGATGATACTGGCCTCTTGTAACATGTCCCCAACCGCTTCGAGTAAGTTGGATAAGTCGGGGCAGTCCAGGCGCATAAGTCCCTCTTTGGTGGGCGCTAAGTAGAATACCGCCTCGACGCCGATGGGATGCACGATAGGGAGCTCGACGCCGGCGTTTAGCAGATGTACCTTGATTCCCATGCATTGCTTGATAGCGTCGGCTTCCCAATCGCAATAAGCCTGGGACGGTAGCACCTTCGGAAACCCGCCGCGCTTGCCGCACACTCGGCACATGGGACCGATGTTCACCACGCGCGGCGAGTTCTTTTTACTGCGGGGCGCGCCGCGGATGACGAACCCCGGAACATCACTTGCCATTTGCGAGCCGTCGCGCTAGTGCGGCTGTCAGCCGCACGTCCACCAGGGCATCATGCGCCCCATCCACGGCGATGCCTCCCTCGAATAGTTGCCCCTGGCGCGGTCGCAAGGACAGCGTGATGACTTCCGGCAGTCCCTTGAGAATCTCGTGCAGTTCCTCCGCGCGCACCGTCACATGCACCGAGAATTCGAGGGTGAATTGCTGCTCATCGCGGAGCGCGTGAAAGGCGTAGAACACATCGGGGAAGAATGAACTTAGTCCGCCCTCCACGCCCGGTACTGGCACGATAAGCTCGATGTCTTTGAGTTTGTGTGTCAGGTCCACGCGCTTAGTATCATTGTCGTAAATTCCGCCGCATTTGAGTTGATCGGCGAGTAACCTTGGTAACATCGCGGATACCGTGAAGTTTACCTTCAGTCCGTCTTTCTTCGTGCGCCGGTGTGTCCACTCTTCAATGGACGCGCTTTCGATTGTCAGTTGCTCGTTGAGTTGTTCCACGTTACTCCTTAACTTCGATTTTTGGTGTAAGTTCGTTGCGCGTGGCCTGTCGGTGAATCACGCCGAGGATCTCCAACACGCCGCGCTGCTGCGCTGGAGTCAGATCGGCGAACGTGTCGTACACGGCGTCGAGTGTGGATCGGCGCGGGATGCCGGCGTCTTTGCGCTTGCGCCGGGCGATGCCGGAAATGGGTGGTAGCGTCAGCTCGGCCATCAGTTGACCACCTTCCCATCCGAGAACGCCGCGCGGCACTCGTCGAAAGAGCACCCGGCGTCGAGCAGCTCTGTGATGATGTCCGCGTCCTCAGCGGACTGCTGCGCCATCGCGATTACGAGCGCGGCGTCCTGCTGCGCGGCAAATTGAATTGTGGGGGACTCGGACAGCTTCCTGCTGGCTTCCATACCTATTTGGCTTCGGCCTCCTAGTTGGCCGGTCTCCATCTGCGCAGCACCCGAGAGCAAGGGCACCCCGTCTATCCGTGAGTGTTCAGTTTCCTGGCCATTTCGGCCCCCCACAAAGTCTATCGGCATAGCAAATCCTTAGCCTCTTGCAAGGCTCCCATAGCTTCGTTGATGTGGCGCAAGCGCAGCGCGTTGCGGAACTCGCCAGCAGCGTCCGGCACCGTGGTTGCTGTCATCGCGCGTCGGGCCCGTGCGCTGGCCTCCTCGGCCTCGTACAGCCAATCGCGCCAGTCGCGGCGGTCCTCGCGGTCGGGACCGGCATTGCTCGTCTGGTCTGGAATCTTCATATTCCAGCCTCCTTGGCGTAACTCGCCAACGGGCGAATGGCCCCGAGAAACGCGTACATGGATTCTCCAGACCCGTTGTCGGCCAGATCGTATAGCGCCCTGGCTATATCGGCGGTGTCCGTCGCGTCCAGAGCCCGTGCTGCCTCGCTTATCATCTGCCTGAGTTTCATCGCCACTCCTTGCCGTCCCACGTCAGGCGCACCTTGACCCACACGCCGTTGACCTGGCGGTTAGCCACGTAGCTGTCGCCGACCTGCGGCTCGGGCGCGTTGATCCGGCCCGCGCTCGAAAACCCCGCCATGAATTCCTGTGCCGTCATGTCTCGATAATGATTCATTACCGCGCTCCCGTGCGGAAAATCTGCGAAATGTTCTGTTTTCAGAACAAACAAGCATTCTGGTCAGTTTGACAAAAAGAGCAGGTTGCATGTTCTCTAAGCCAGTCAACAACTTACGTCCTCATCTCTCGCGGGGCACTCATCGACCTCTGGCGCTTCGGGCCGCGACAGGTACTCGATCACCAGGGCGCGGGTTACGTCGGACACGTGCCACTGCTCGCCGCGCTTCGGGTAGCCGCGCCCGGTCAACTGTGCGGACAGGCGCGCGGCCATGTTCCACTCGTGGTCGGAGAACTGCCGCGCCTCATCCGCGCCGCCTTTGAGCTCGCGGATCGCCTCGGCGAGTCGGCGCGCTTTCACGCGCCGGCCCGATATCAAGTCCAGCGTCGGTGCTCACTCGATGCTCCCGAGCGCGTCCTGAGTTTCGCGCAATTCCTCGATGAGCGAAGCGTGGTCTTCGGATAGCGCTTCGAATGCCCTCGCTAATTCCTCACGGGTATCAGTGAGCGCCTGGATTGAGTCCATGTCGGGTTCGTCGGAGTCCTCCATCTCGCACAGGTGACTGGCCATGTGCATGTCGGCATCGTCGATAGCATCGGATAGTTTTCGCAGGCGCGCGGATCTCTCGATAAGGATGGCTTCGGATGTCACACCGCACCTCCGATCCCGCTGGCCATGAATTCTTCGAACGCCGCGTGACTGGCCGCTGTGCGCTGCTGCGCAGTCACACGCTCGCGCCGGAGCTCGCCGTATTCCTGCACCAGCTTAGCGCGAGTGGCCAGCATGACATCGACGAACGACCGGACGCACGCGGATAGATCCTTGATAAATTCCTCGTCGCGGTACGCGCGAATGATGACCGATGGCAGCCCAGGGTAGAAGCTGTGGATGTCACACCATTCGCGCTCAGACACCCATAGCTGGCCCTGTACCTGGGTGATGTGCTTCTCATCGAGAGCGCGGTTGACCATGTGGCCCACGTGTGTCGGCGCGGCCGGTGCCTTGCCTTCATACAGCCCCACATCGCCTATTAGCCGATCCGGAGATGCTCCGATCATTCCATCGTCCGTGGTGATAAATCCGACTGTGGACGCGTCCACTGCCTGCAGAAATTCGTATGCCTGCACGGCCTTCGGCTCCAAGGCTTTTCCGCGCTCCATCCAGCCGCCCTCAAACGATTCCAGCTCCGCTCCGGTCATCCACTCAGCCAAGAGGTGATTGAGATACTTCGGCGCGGAATCGGATAGCTTACGTTTCTTGGGAGTCATGATGAGGTGGAATTCGCTGGCCGTTGGGATTCCAAGTCTGAGATCGTGCCAGGCCGGAGACCCTTGCTCCACGTGCGATATCTTCATTTTCCGCCGCCTCTTTGTCGATACGTGTCCATGAGCCTCTGGTGGACATCGGCGTACTTGCGCTGCTGGATTCCGCTGATAGTCCCAGCTTCAGCCATTTTCCAGAATCGCTCCATCTGCGGTGGCGTGAGGTTGAGCCCGTCGAGCATCTCCTGGAGCTTCATGCACTGCTCTTGGTTGATCGGGTCCGCGCTGTTGCCGTCGTCGTCGGCACCCACTGTCACGATATTCCACACCGCCAGCGTGAGATACCGGCGCGAGTAAGATTCGCCGCTGCCCTCAGCCTGGATGTCGTTGCGCCCGGGGCCCGGGTCTGCTCGGCAGACACGCTCTGATATCGTCGAGTGCCCCGCGCGGTGCGTGAGGCGTAGAGTCATGATCGACTTGTTCTCGGCGCTTCGCGTCGAGAATGATCGCGCGAAGCCGTGGCGCGTCTCCACCGGCCGGATAGCGGCGTCCACGTCCTCATACGTGGCGTACATGATGGTGCCCTTGTCGCCCATCTTCTTAGCGCCCCGCTTGGCCACGCGCGGCATATCCATCATTGCCGCGGCAAAGTCCACGTTGTAGGACTTTTCGGCTTCGCGGGCCTCCATGCGCTCCTGGAGCCCGATCAGAGCCGAGATGCGGTCAATCGGGATGCTCGGGTCGCGCGCGATCGCGGCGATCATCTCCATCGGCGTGGGCTGCCGCTGCGCATCCAGCGCACGCTCCATCTGCTGCTGTGTGCCGGCGGGGATGCCGGCGGGGATGAGGTCAGCGGGCATCAGACACCTCGCGGTATTTAGTAACTGTCACATCGTACGGGAAAACCTGCACGATCTTGGCTGATCCGTCAGCCAGTCCGTTTGTTTCGCCATCGGCGGACCTGCGGTACTTGGCTCGCCAGAATGTTTGGTCGGCAGCTCGAAGAAACACCTCCGTGACGTAGGCTCCGTGACGCCACGTAGCATCGTCCTCGCGGTAGACGCTGGCGAGCCCTTCCTCGTCTACCATCTGCGCGCACGTTGGCTTATCCACGGAGCACCTCGCAATCCGCCTGTCCCATGGCGTACGCGCCGTCCTCGCGCTCGGCATCGATCTGCGCATCAGACTTTGGCAGCTGTGGCGCACTGGCTAGGCAGTCGATAATCTGGCGCCGGTGCGCGTCGGTAATGACCATGCGGACGCCGGCCATCTCGACGCGGTAGTACGCGGGCATGTCGCTGTGAGCCTCTACGGCTTCGATGCTGATCGGGAATTTCGCCGGTGCGTACGAATGCACCATGTGAATGGAAACGTCTAGTAGTGCCATGTGAATCTCCTCTGAGTTTATCGGGCGTTGCGTAGCCCGTGTCCCGAGTACCACCCCGGACGCTCCGCTGATCACGGAGGGCTGAGTGCCGAGGCAATCAGCGGAGCTCGGGGAATTGTCTGTTGTCCATCCGGATGCAGGCTGCGACATATTCTGACTCTGTAACCACATGCTGCACGAGTTGTCCGCGGAATTGGCCATCGTGAGGGTAAATCTCGATGATCTTTCCCGGCAAGCAGGTTGTGTCTCCGTGACAAAGTTCACTGACGATAAATCCTATCGCCGCTTCGCGCTCTGTGAATGCTTTCGCTGTGCTCATTTTTTTCTCCTGTCAGTTGGTGGCTGACAAACACAGTATGCAGGAGATCGATTGAGCGGTGGAGAAAATCCTGAAAATGTTCCGGAAACAGAACAAGGACTTGCCGTCCCTCCCCCGAGTGACAAGCAAGCCCTTGCGATTCAGCTATTTATATGAGGCTACTATTTCCCGCGCAATTTGGCAAGCGCGGCGGAATTTGCGTTCGCCACGCTCAAAGCGTGCGCCAGTTTAGCCTGGTCGGTTGGCGACCACCGGTGCGTGGTGTGGCCCATGACAGCCGCGCTATTGCCGACGGTCCGCGTGGCCGCGATCCCGGCAGTGCTGGCCGGCGGCAACGATGCCAGGAATTTGGCGACATCCGCCGCGACCACGCTCACGAGCTGCGCGATAGCCTGGTACTGCGCGGGGATGTTGGGTGCCGCGATGCCAGCGAACGCGGCGAAGATCAGCGCAGTTTTCTCGGCGTCCGTGCCCGGGCCCGTCAGAATCGTGCTCGCCTGCCCGAGCGCCGAGTTGGCTGCGGCGACGTAGGTCTGCGCCGCCGTGAGGACATCCGCGGGCACGCCAGACACGGTGCCCAGGATCGGCAGTCCGACCTGGATGGCGTCGAGTGCGACCTCGAGATCTGTGACGATCTGAGTGCTTGTGCAGGCCACGAGCATGATAATCAGGATGGCCGCGATGACGGCGAAGACGACGGACAGGGAGCGCATGGCAGGATATCCTCCGCTCGCCGGATTGCGAGCGATTCCATGGCCGCGATTGCGGCCTCAACATGTTTCAACCGGGCTCTCAGATCCGCGAGAACCCGGCTGTAGGATGGGTAGATCGAGTCCATATAAGTGGTGCCGGCGGGATGGCCTCGCCGGATCACCGGGGTGCTTCTCCTGCGCTGTCTCGCTGGCCATCCAGCTTACTGCGGCCCGCAGGCACATTGTTGGTTGGGTGTGTCTTGGTTAGCTCAGGGCGATCGACGCACCAGCGGGACCGCCCGCCACGAGGTCAATCGGCTGCGAAACCGCAGTGAAAGGTCCGAGGGTCGAGCCGTCGGGGTTAGTGATCGTCGGAGTCGCTGTGATCGTCACGCCGGTCGGCAGCGGAGTCGGCAGCGGGCTGGCCGGGCTCACGGTGATTACCAGACCGGTGCTGTCCAGCGCGACCACGATGCCGGGGTCACTGGAGGTTACGTTTGTCGCCACGGTGGCACCAGCCACGGGCGCGGTGGGCTCACCGACGCTATCGACAAAGCTGATTGTCGCGGTCGCTGTGCCGTTATCGAGCAGTTGGAAGTCTCCAATTGCCGCTGCTTTCGAAAGCTTTTTCGCTTGCATGTTCGCTCCTTCGCTCAGGTTGATTTGAGCGCCGGTGATAACGTTAGTCGCCGGCTGCTCATTGAGAATTGCCAAGATCTGATCGAGCTTCGCGTTCGCGGACTCGATCTGAGATTTCAGTCCCGCGAATCCGTTTACGATCGCGGCGTAGATTGACAACAAGATGTTCATCTCGATGGCAATAGTACCACACTGGTACCGCTATCGGAATGCAGTATTGAATTTCTGGCACCGCCGCGCGACACTGCTAACCGGAGACAACATGCGACTCTACGGACTGATCATCACGGTATTCATCGCCTGGGCGATGTTCCACGCGCTGGGCATCGACATCAGCACGCTACTGCGTTAGTGCGCGATGCCGTACAGCCGCACGATGCCGCTGGCCATGGAGCCGCTCGACATCACGATGCGAAATGCGTTGACTGGCGCGCCGCCGATGTAAAAGTTGGCGAGTTGCCAGCCGATGAATCGATTGCCGCTCGCCGCGTCTACCGATGCGACCGACCCAGTGAGCGATGCATTTCCACTCGCCGGGCACATCAAGACGAGCTTGCCGTTTACCCCGAATCCAGACAGCGTGTTGACGCTGGCCTGGATGACTCCCGCATTTTGGCCGTTGTTGGAGACCGCGGCCGCCGCGCTCACGAGCCACACTCCAGCGTTATTGTCGTAGTTTGCGCCGGTGTCGTAACTGCTGCCGCCATTGGTGGAGAATAATATTTGCAGCGTCTGATTGTTAGTGGCTGCCAGCAGACTTAGTAAGTGGATTTCGTATTCGTCATACAGCGTGGGATCGAGCGACGTAAAGTCGAGTGTAGCCGATGAACTGGCAGTGATCGACTGGAGTAACACCAGATTGCCCGCGCCACCACCACCAGCAGTCCATTTGACGCCGAGGGATTGTGTGCTGTCGGCTGTCAGGATCTGCCCGTTGCTGCCCACCGGAATGCGCGCCGGAACCGTCGAGAATCCCTGCAAGTCTCCCTTGGTCGTGACACTGACTGAGATGGGGGAGCCGTTGACCTGGTAGCTTGATCCGGACGGAAGATTGACGTTGCCATGTACCTGCAGTAGCGCGCCGGATCCGTCGTCAGTCGGATTCGTGCCGATCAAAACGGCCCCAGATGCCTCTATTTCCATCGCCTCAAAAGAGCCTGTTGTGCCTGCTGCCGTGACGAAAAATCGCCATGCCGCGCCCGACTTAGAGCCAGTGAAATTGTCGCGGGAAATGCCCTGTATGACGAGCGAATTGACGAAGGCAGTCCCATTCCACCCGGCGCACCCGAAGCCTCCCATCACATCATTAGTCGCGAGCGCCGTCGGTGAGGCAATCGTGCCATCCGCCCGCCGCGCGCGGACATTGGCCGGAATGCCGTAAGCATCGTAGATGATCTCAGGGTTAGCGGTCGAGCTCACGACGTGCAGGGGTGCCGCGGGAGCAGCCGTGCCAATGCCAACCTTTTCGAGCGTCGAAACCTGCGTCCCATCGTCGGTGATTGAGGATTGCCCGAGAGTGCCCGCCGCAGAGATCTTCGGCACCACGTTGACGCTTGTGAGCGCCGATGCCCCCTTGACATATCCGGCACTGTTGGCCTGCACGTTGATCGTCTGCGGCGGTGGGCTCGATGGATTGGCACGATTGAACGACACACTGACATAGATGATGTCGGCAGCCGTGGTGGTCAGGGAGCTGGTAAAGCTGCCCGCGGACGCCACCACGTCCAGTGCACCGGCACAATCGCTCGCCGGGCCACCGCCGAGGCTGAAGCCCATCAACACTTCCGGCGCGGTCACGGTCGGTGTGATCGCGCTGGAGTCCATGCACATGCCGGTCACTACGACGTTGTTCGCGTTGGCGACGATGATCGTGGGAGGCGTGTTACTCTGCGACCCGGTTGTGTCAATCGGCCCCAGCGGATTCACGCCTGAGATTTCGCCAATCGTGATAAATTTCGAGTCATTGCATGTCACCGAACACGGCCCGGTGGCGCTCGCAATGGCCCATAGAATCGCCACGCAATTAGGGAAAAATCCAGAATTCTGCGCGAAAATTGCCTGCGTCCATGTGTTGCTTTGCGAGTCCGTCACGACCACCGGATTGCTCATCGTGTTGTGCCCCGCGATGCAGACGAGTAAGTCTCCTTGCGTCACCGTGTTGGGGAAAGCCAGTGGTGGAGTCGAGCCAAAGCCCGCGGTGCCGGATGCGAAGTTACCTCCGACAGGACTGCCAGCGCCGGTAATTGGCGTGGTGGGAGTAACTATATTGAGAGTAGCTTGCTGACGATTGATAAATTGAGTAAGTTGGGTAAGTGCATTGCCGATGTTCGCGCCGCCGAATGCTGTGTACTGCCACACGATCACATTATTGAGCAGCGTCATCTGCAGCGTGGCGATGAGGTAAGACGCACTCGGGATACCGGCGTCAGGCAGTGCGATGGTCTGCAGTTGGCCGGTCGCGAGCCCGGGCCGGAGCGTGTAGAACTGGCAGGTGGTCGCGGGCTCTCCGTACTCAGCCTCATAGCCGTTCGCGAGTGCCAGCAGATCGGCCGGCAGAATCGGATTGGTGATCGACGTGGAGTAATCGTAGTTGGCCGACGTCCCCTCGATGGCCTGGAGTTGCTGCAGGCTGCCCACGTTCGGCGCTTGCGCCACGGCTGGTGTGGCTGTCAGGTAGGACACCACTAGGGTGTCAGTCGCGGCGAGAACCGTTCCGCTGGCGTCCTGCGTAATCGCTGTCGATCCCTGCGACCAATACCATTGTTTGCCGCTGTCCACGCCGAGAATGCCGACGGTCTGCGAGGCAGTGTTGAGAGTTATCGTTGGCGCGGCCCCAATATCCAAGGGCGTGTTGAATACGGTCGTAGTTCCGTCGCCGTTGAATTTCGCGTTGAGCGCGTTCAGCAACGTGCTCTGGCCAATGAAATACACGTTGTTCGCGAGCTGGTTCGCCGACACCACGATGCTCTGCAGATACGGAGTATCTCCCGCAAATAAGTCAGAGCCGTCCGAAACATTCCACGGCGCGGCGGTCGCAACGCGAGTAGCCAGAATGAAGTTTCGCCACGCGTCGGTAGTCCAGTAATACGCGCTGGTGGCTGTCGTGAGAGCGCTCACCACCTGGTCGAGCAACTGCCCGATGTTCGCACCCACCGCGCATGCAATCGTGATCTGCGGGAGTCCAGTCGGCGCAGTTACGGACACGCCGTCATCGCTGAGATAGTCCAGCACGATGGTCCGAAACGCAACGTCGCCATCGACATTTGTCAGGACCTGCGGGATGGCCGGTGGAACGACCCGGCGCTTCGCGAGACCTTGCCACGATGCGCAAGTGGCGCTCCAGCAGTACGGCGTGCCTGGGACGCCCGGTTGACTCGATGTGGTCAGAGTATCGATGTATCCGCCGAACACATCGCCGGTGACGCTGCTGAAGAGATACACCGGTTGCCCGCGCTTGATTGACCCGAATCGATCGATGTACGGATTGTCGTTTCCGATAGCGCCGCCGAGCGAGTTGAGAACCGAGAATTGGAGCGTGTCCGCGGTGCCAGGCGCGATGCTTGAATTCCACTGAAACTGCGTCGGAACGTTGGCCTGGTCGCTCGCGAACGGGCACGGGCGATACAAGATGACCGTTGCAAATCCGGTATTCCAAATTCCGGTCGTGGGCGCGGCCGCCAAAGTCACTTGCGTCGGGCTCACGTACGCCGCGATGGTCGTGTGGAAGAGCGCGCCCTGCACGAAGTACGGCGCGGGCATGAGTGCGTCCACCGGACCGCCGCCGACGATAGCGATGGGCATGCCGACATCGGAAGGGAGAAACGTCACGCCGGGATTCGGTGCGTAGACGGTACCGAATGAAACCATATCGAGCGTGGTCGAACTCGCTGTGGCGCGGCCAGTCGCGCAGATCCCCAGGTACAGCGTAAGCGTGTCAGCATTCAGTGACGGCGTGTAACTCATCGCGTGATCCGTGCCCCATTCGTGAATAATTGCTGTGTGACTTGCGCCACGACTACTTGCGCCATCTGCTGAGGATTTAGTCCCATCGCGCCGCGCGCATCGATCGACACGTTGACCGTCGTCGTTCCCGCGCCCCCTCCAGTGGACGTTGGGCCTCCAACTGGGTTGTAGTTAGGCAGGTTCGCAATCGGCTGATATGGCAAGTTTGCTGACGTGGCAGGAGTTCCGTTCGGAGTAAGTCCGACCTGAGCCAGTAACGATTGGAGTTGATTCTCCTGCGCCTGCGTTAGCCCGCCTCCGCCGCCCTTAATAAACGCGTCCTCTAAGCTCTTGATCTGTGCTGAGATTGCCGCGTCGCTCGCAGGCAGCGTGGCCAGGGCCGCCTCCACAGCTTGAGCGGCGGATATAGATAAGGCGGTGCCTACCGAGGGGTCGGAAGGAAATAGGTTGGTGATGGCGCCGCCAGCAGCCGCCGTGCCACCCCCGCCAGTAGAATTTAGTGACGTTCCTTCTAGGCCAGTTCCAGAACTGGCGCTGCCGGGAGTTCCACTAACGATAACTGCGCCAGCGGCCGCAGTTCCGCCCCCCCCTGTAGAATTCAAGGACGTGCCTTGGAGAAGCGGTCCCAAGGTCGCGGCGACGGTCAGGAGTGATCCGGCGGCAGAAGATAATTGACCAGCCGCGCTCATCGTATCGCCCGCCGCATCGCTCGTTGCGTTGGCTGCGTCCGTAGTTGCGCCAGCCGCCGTAGCGAGTGAACTACCGCTATCGCTGGGCGTCAATGCCGTACCCGCGCTGCCTGTCGCCACTCCGCTTGCATCCACAGCCCACACTTCGCCAGCTGCCTGGTGAGCCGTTACTGCTGGGTAAGATCCGCCGTCCACTGCGCTGGTGCCCGATCCGCTGGTGGTCGCGACGGGAGGAGATGAACTTCCGCTGGTGGTCCCCGTGCTGCTACCACCGCTGCCATTGTTCCACGTGCCACTAGCAGACAGGCCAGCTTGATTCAGCAGTGTCTGGAGTTGGCTCGCTTGCGATGTCGTAAGTCCGTTGCCGTTGAGGACGATGTCCTCAAGCTGGTCTATCTGCTCAGCGAGCGCGCTTGTTGCGCCACCGCCGGACAGAGCATTCAGAGCGTTTACCACTGCCTGCGCTGCCGCTACCGGATCTGTAATCGCAGATACTCCACCCGCGCCCGATGCCGTTGTTGTTGCGACGGTGCTAGTCGATCCGCTGCCCGAGTATGTGGAGTTAAGCGGCTGTGGAGTTGTGCTCGTGG